GCTTGATCGACTGAGACATGTTGATCTCGTCGAAGCCCAGCACGCCCGTGCCCATCATGCCGTTCTTGAACTGCTTGCTGATGGTGTCGGTCGGGTTGAACAAGCCCTTCATGCCTTCCACCAGCCCAGCGTTGGCCGCGGGGTTGACGGTGGCGTAGCGAGGCGACATCACCGCAGCGTTCTCGTTGAGCTTCTGCTGGGCTTGCAGCAGAACCAGCGAGGTGGCCGGCGTGGTGCCTGGCGTACCAACGGAGTTGCCGATGGTCTTGAAGGCGTTGGCCACGTCAGCGTCGATGCTGGAGGCCAACTGGCTGATACGAGGCTTCAGCACACGGTCTGCGAAGTCGTCCAACTGCATCGTCAGTTCAGCGGACGTGAAGTTCACGCCGATGTGCTTCTGCGAGGAGACGGTTAGGGTCGTGAACTGCTCGTTGTCGTCCTGCACTTGCAGAGCGGCGCCGTCAGTCACCAGAGCGCGGTCCGGCAGGCGGATGCGCAGCGTGGAGCCGATCTTGGCCCCTTCGACAGCGAAGCTGTCATCGTACTGGCGGTTCACGTTGCGCGTGAGCACCAGGTTGTTTTCCAAGATCTCCAGGGCCTTCCTGGTGATCATGTCAATGGTCAGAATACTATTGGCCACGGTGAATTCCTTTCAAGTCTTAGCGGGATGCCTGCGCTTGCAACCTACGCATCTGCCGGGCGCGTTCAGCTTCAATCCACTCCGACGTGCTCATGCTCTTGATGGAGCGCGGGTCAGTCGTGTCGTAAGACGGGTTGTTGCTGCTTCGGGCTGTGACAGGTGTGATCGGTGCTGGCGCTGACGTAGTTCGTTTGACGGGCGGATTGTCGGTCAGTCTGCCTTCAATCTTCCCAATTTCTTTTGCCTGCAAGAACGGCGACAAGCGCGAGATACGGTCCGCTTCTTTGGGGTTGGCTCCGAGGTAGTAGGCTACATCAGGGCCAACATCAGAAGCGCGGATCGTTTCGGCCATCACGTCAGTGATTCGGACGCTCGGGTTGTAGGCGACTTGTTCGAAGTCGTCGTACTTGCTCCGGGCCTCTTCTTCCCTGTCGTGGTAGGCGTCAGCAATCGCTGCCTGTGCCTTTTGCTGATCTCGCAAGGCAATCAGTTCTTCGGCCTTCTTTACGGCCAGCGCTTCCGCGTAGGCTTCAGGAGACTCAAACTGATCAACTGGCGGAACATCTTTCGGCGCAGACTGCCGGGTTTGCATTTCTGCTGACCTGGCCGCTTGCTCTCGTTCCCACTTGCGCTGCTCTTTTGCAAGGCGCTTAACGATCATCGCGTCGAGTTCGGCCTGAGAGAATTTCTTCTCCTCGGGCTGCTGCTCGGGCGTATCGGTTTCCAGCGATTGAACTTCAGTTTCAGGCGCGGCTGTCGCTGCCTGTACCGGCACGGAGTCTGCTTCCGCTAGGACTTGAGTTTCTTCAGTCATACATGCTCATTTCGAGCCCCGGTGCGCTGCGCCGGTACAGTTGGTAAAACTATAGCACTTCTGCGGGCCAAGGCACATTCCACGGGAACCCGGCCTGCGCAGTGATGTCCCGCAGTTCCTGTCGGTACGCCGCCCATGCGGCTTTGTCCACCGGGGCGTCGGCCACTTGCGTCCAGTCTGTGTCCTTGAGTTTCTGGTTGCGGGTTTCACGCACAGACTTGGCCTGCTCGGCGTCCTTGGCTGCGATGGCTTCGGCGTCCATGTCGGCCGCGCTGTACTTGGTGTACCACTTGCCGTCAATCTGCTCTACGCCGTCACGGAAAGCCGTCTGGTAACGCGTAGGCTGGGCCTGCGGGCCTTCAAATACTGGGTCGGCGTTGAGAGCTTCCAGCACCTCGTCCGTGGTGCGGTCCCAAGTCGGGCCACCGTTGGCCTGCTGGTAAGCGCGGAACTCGCCCTCCAGCATCACTGCGCCTGTGGCGCGAAGTCTGATTTGCATGATGTACCTCAGGCGATTGCCAAGAAGATGAACGTCCCGCCGTTGGCGTTGATCGCTGCTGGTGCTGTGCTGCTGATCTCAAACCCGGAACTGAACGTGTCAATGTAGTCTGTGCCGGTGACTTCCGCCGCAGTGCTGTTCAGCAAAAGGTATGGATCGTTGCCCGCAACAATCCCCCGTGCGCTGTCCCAGACGTACCAATCTCCGGTTGAGTCCGTGCGCTTGATGAGGACGAACCTTGAGCCCCCAGTGAAGCCGCAGGTGACTTGCAGCGTGGTGCCCGTGCCGGTGTAAGAACCTACCTTGCTGACGCCTGCGACGGTGGCGAAGAGGTAGGCGACGTATGTGCCAGCGGACGCATTGACGGGAGTTCCTGTGCCCACACTGAACACACTGCTGGTCGGCGTGGTGTTGTTCCACGCGGTCGATGAAGTTGTTGGCGTGGCCGTGCTGTTCAGCACCTGATACTTGGTGTTGCCCGTGGCAGCGTCATACACCCACCAGTCATCGGCGGCACTGCGCCGTTTTACAATCATCATCTCAGGCACTACGCCCAAGTTGTGGCTGAATGTCGTGGCAGAACCCGTCCCCGTATAGCACACCACATCAAAGAAGCCGGGGGCGCGGCGGAAACCATACGCAACCGATGACAGACCAGAACCGCTCCAAGGCGTAGGGCCATAACCGTTCATGTAACCCCAAGTGGAAGCGCCAGCACTTTCCGTGCCGGTGCCGCTTGTTTGCAAATATCTAGCAGTCAACCTGCTTTCTGCGATACCGCCTGTAGAAGACGACAGTGGCCGAGATATGCCGAGGTCTGTAACAAAGCCCGTTGTCACAACAGAGCCCGTTGCCAGAACTTGCGTCACAGGCACAAACACACTCGTCCCCGTCGTCGGAGTCCTCATCGGGCCGCGACGGATGGCGATGTAGATGTAGGTGGAACTGCTGGTATTGACTTCACTGCTAGTGGATACAATCTGAAACCCGGTTGCCGTTGGAGTTACCAAGTCCGCAGTGGCTTCAGCATCAGAATCATTTGCTTCAAGAAAAGCATCCGCAGAGCCGACAGGCATACCCCGCATGTTGTCAATGATGTTCCAGTTGCTCGTCCCGGTGGAGTTCTTCACCATCAACCACTGTGGTTCATACCCAAGCGTTACTGTTGGACCCGTTGTAGAGCCGTTGCCCGTATAACCGCCACACGAAATCACATTGTCCGTGCCAGACGCGCCGAAGCCGCCTGCATCGTGGGCGAAGAGGTAGGCGACGTAGGTGCCGCCAGAGGCGTTGACCGTGGAATCGGTGCCGAGAGAAAAGACTGCTGATGTAGGGAGCGTATCGTTCCAGAGTGTGTTTAAGTCTCCCGTGGCTACTGTGGTGTTGAGGACAAGATGATCGGTCTCAGGATTCGCTGTGTTGGCGCGGTGGTATACCTGCCAATCACCAGTGGTGTTTGTGCGCTTGACAATGATGCACCCCGGCACTGAGCCGAGGTTGTGGGCAACGGTGCGGTTGCTGCCATTCCCCGTATACGTCACCACATCAAAGAACTTGGCTTGCTCACGGAATGTCCATGAGACGTAGGTGGCACTGCTGGTGTTGATCTTTGCGAGCGCACCGATAGTGAACCCGGTAGTGCCAAACGCCGTCAAGCCGGTGCTTTGGGTAGTTTCCGCTGCGGCGCTGTTGCTGACCAGATCCTTTGTCGTCCCCCGGGCAGTGTCGTACAGCGCGTGGTCAGTCGCCCCGCTACGGCCCTTCATCCAAACCAACCCACCCTTCGTGGACAGATCAACCCCATTGGTGATGGTTAGTGATGCCTCTGTGCCGGTATAGAGCCAAGTTTGAAAAACGTCCTCTATGTAGTTGGCAGCAGCAGCAGCTACCCCGCCACCAAACGCATCGTAGGTAGCCGCGCCGGCTGTAGCTTGTAACGGCATGGGGTTACGCCTTGAACTGTGTGTTGCTTGCCAAGACGGTGAACGTGGCACTTCCCGTTTTGATGATAACGTAGCGGTAGCTGTCGATGCCGCTGGCGTTGCCCGCCGTAGGAGCCCCGCCGATCCACCGAGTTGTCACGCCTGACGTTGTGCCATCCACCTGCACCACGCTGTTGTAGTACGCCGTAGCACCCTGCGTTACGAGGAACGCCACCGTCACGCTCTGTCCCGTGCTCATCGCCGTGTTCAGGCTGGTGCCGCTGCTGGCGCGGAAATTGACCGTCCAGTTGGCCGAGGCGTTGGAGGTGTAGTACAGCACCGACTGCGTGGTGATGTCGTAGTTGATCGTGCCTGTGGCCGCTGTGGCGCTGATGGTGGCGACTTCGGCTGCGTCGTTCAACACCATCGCCAGTTTGGCCGACGTACCGCTGAATGTCTGCGTGCCGGTCCAAGTGTTGTCCGCGCTCAAGGAAACGCCTGACGCTGGCGTAGTGGACTGCCAAGTCGTGCCGTTGCTGGTCAGCACGTTGCCGTTGGCGCCTGGTGCCACCACTTGGAACGCCGAGGTGCCGTTGCCGAGCAGGACGTTGTTGGCCGTAAACGTAGCGGCCCCGGTGCCGCCGTTTGCCACGGCCAACGTGCCAGCAAAAGTGATTGTGCCGGCCCCAGTGATAGGGCCACCAGAAGTCGTAAGCCCCGTGGTGCCACCAGAAACGTCCACACTAGTGACCGTACCTGTGCCGCCTGCGGAAATGTATTCCACGTCGGTCGCGCCAACATTAACCGCCAGAATCTTGCCTGCGTTGCCGGCGTAAGAAGGTAGGATGCTGGCGCGAGCGCCAGATGTGGTCGTGGCGTTTGTGCCGCCGTTGCCGACTGGCAGCGTGCCCGTCACCCCTGTGGTGAGCGGCAAACCCGTACCGTTGGTCAACGTGACCGATGTCGGTGTTCCAAGGATCGGCGTGACGAGTGTCGGGCTGGTGGACAACACATTGCTGCCGGTGCCGGTGCTGGTCGTGACGCCCGTCCCGCCGTTGGCCACGGCCAGTGTGCCGGCCACTGTCACCGCACCGGTGGTGGCCGTTGCAGGCGTTAGCCCGGTGCTGCCGAAGCTGACGGATGAGACTGCGCCGGCCCAGACGCTGGACACCGCGGCGTTCTTGGTAGCGCCGCCCTGCACCACAGGCACCAACTCTGTGCCTGTGAGCGGGAGAGTTGATGCTGGAAGATCCGCAATCTTGACGCCGGCCATATCACACCTCAGGCACTGAGTGCCGCAACCTTGTCTTGGAACGCCTTCACCCGAGCATTCAGCGCCGCCCGGTCTGCATCAAGGGCTTGCAGTTTGCTCGAGTATTCGGCCTGCAGCGCGACCACCGCAGCCTCGCGGCTGGCGACTTGCTGCTCACGGGTCATCAGATCCGCAGTCTTGGCTACGGCCTCGGCAGCAAACGCCTTTCGATCTGCAGCCAACTCCGTTTCGAGAACGTACAACTCGGCCTTTTTGGCGGCGTTGGTGTCAGCAACCTTCTGCGCGTCGGCCACGATGGTCGCCGCTTCCGCCGTTGCCGCCTCCAACACCTTGGCCGCTTTCTCGCGGTCCTTGTTGGCCTTCTCCACCGCGCTCATGGCGCCCTGGCGTTTGGCCAACTCGTCGCGGGCGTTCACCAGGTTGGCCAGATCAGTAGGGAACTGCTTGGCAATGTAGTCAAGAAATTTGGCCGGATCAATAACCCCGCCGTCGCCGTAAGTGACCATGACTGCTCCTTCAGGCGTAGTAAGAGACGTTCAGCTTGGCGCTGGCCGACTGCTCAATGAACTTGATCTTGGTGAGATCGCCGTCGTATTGCAGCGTCACGCCCGCAGCCAGCGGCATCCCGACTGACGCGGTAGGGTTGACGTCATCGTCGCGCCAGCGCACGGCCTGAGTTTCAGACACGATGATGGCAATGCTTGGCCGGCAGGACAGACCGTTCAAGTCCACTGACGGCACAGTCAGGCCAGTGGCCGAAGACAGCGAGGTGATCTGCTGATACCCCAACCGAGTGGTGATTGCTTTGAGGTTGATAGCCATTCAAAATCTCCCGCGCTCGGTGAAAGAACGCAATTTTACATAGGGTTGAGAAGAAGAGAACGGGGGCGTGGGCCCGCCCTCCACCGGAGGGAAGAAATACCCCGAGAAGAACGCTGCAGCGAAGTACGTCTTAGGAAACATCGTAGGTCACGCCTGTTCGGTTGCCGTTGGCGTCTACTGTGGCCGTGATCCGTACTGTAGTGCCATTCACGCTCTTGATCAAAATCGGCCCGCCAGGCGAGCCTGCCAGTTCGCCCGCGGCAGAGGCAGAAATCAGCTTCAGCAAGTCGCTGGCAGTGTACGTCCCGTCGATCACTTCCGTCCACGGGTTGGCCGCGCTGCCGGCGTCGTTGAGCTTCTCGCCCATCGTGCCTGCGACGTTGTACGCGCTGGCTAAAGCGCTCCAGACCGCTGCGGACAGCGACTGCGGACTGAGTTCGGTGAAGGGCGTGATGTCGCCCGACAGGTTGCCCGTGGCGCGGATGTTGGCGCTGTTTGAGAACTGGACCAGCGCAGCGCCCACGGCATCGACGATGGCCCCCAGCGTGGCGTTGTTAACCGTGAACGTGATATCTGCGTTGCCGGATGCTGACAGGGCACCTGCCAGATCCCCCGCAAGATTGAACGTGATGGACGTCGAACCTGACGCCGAGACGATGAGCTGTCCATCGGCCGGGTTGACAGTGATCGTGACCGTCGAGTCACCGCTAATGTTGCGCCCTGCCGCAAGGTTGAGCGAACCAGGCGTGACCGTCACCACCAGATTGGTGAACGACGACATCGCCCCCGGCTTGTACGGCAGCACCCACGAAGATGGCGCGAGGTGCCCGGAGGGGATGCCTGCCAGCTTGGACGGGATGCCCTGGCCCACGGACTGGTTCATCCGGTCACCACGCCCCCACATGGAACGGAACGTCCCAGGCGAGCCGCCAATCTGGCGCAACGGAAGCTGCGCCAGGAGCGTGGTGTTTGTCTTGAGAGCCATGAGCCCGATCAGCCCCAGCCGACCTC